CATTCAGCAAAAGGATTTGGCTAGCCGAGATCGCCAGCTCGGTCATCATGTCATTGAGATCATCGACGACGCTGCCGGTGTCGGTGTTCTGCGAGAACTGCGCCACAGATACCTCAGTCGCGGTCGCGTTCGATGTCGTCCCTTGATCGGCTTGATCGGAGCCCAGCACCCGGAGCACGTCCTCGAAGACCTGAGACGTGTCGTAGACCGCCGAATCAATCGGCGGCATCTTCACCGGCTGCAGCACGTCATCGATCTTCTGCCCCGGCGCAAGCGCGTTGAGTTCAAGCAAGGCGTTGGCCGGATGCGTGCGGAGCTTTTCGAGATCGGCTTCTTCGAGGATACCCGCCGCGACGGCCGTTTTGGGGCGGTTGGCGCGGCGGTGCTCGCGCAAACCTTGTCTCGCACGATTGAGTTCGAGCTGCATATCGCGCATCAGATCGACATCAGACTGCGGGTAGATTTGTTTTTCGTCGTAGCCCTCATTCATCACGAACGCGAACCAGGGCCAGAACCGTTCCGTCTCGGTTTCCGGCGGTCCCGGCTCGGCAAGGAAATCGGGATAGCCGTCGCAGACCGTGTAAACGACGCCGTCCTTGCGCGAGTAGATTTCCCAGACACAAGCGCGCTCGTCGCAACTGTCCATGACACGCCCGCCGCCGCCCGCTTCATAGCGGCTGCGCATGGGAAGCGACTGACGACCGTCGAGCGGGCCTTGCTCGTCGTAGGCAATGAACGACGCACCGACATCGACTTTGTAAACTTCCTGCACTTCATCGACGGTGATCAGATATTCTTCCGCCACCCAATCCGCGCCGACGAAGTTTTTCAGCGACCGGCATTTTTTATCGACGATGATCGACATCGAGTCGGGGTAATTGAACGCCAAGCCTTCACGCATGACGAGCTGCGGCTCCTGAGTCAGCGCCTGGATCGCGATCTTGAGTTCTTCGCCTTCGGCGTCATCCATTTTGACTTCGTCGTCGGCGAGATCGGCGGCAAGGCGCTCGATGTTGGCGAGCCGTTCCGACATGTCGGCAATGCGCGCCTCGATTTCGGGGCGCATCTTCATGGCGCGCTGAAAACCCAGCTTGACGTAACCGACGCCGGTAATGATCGCACGGCGTACAGCCATCTTCATGCCGCTTTTAAACGAATGCGTCTGCTCGCGGATGTTGTAATCGTAGACCAGCTTGAGGGTCTTCCCGATACGATCCATGAGCTGATCGAATTGCTGCACCTTTTGCGCATCCTGCAGGATCATCATCGATTGCGGATCAGGTAACTGACCCGTCATCATGGCCTGCTGCATCGCCTGTTCGGCCTGGATGAGCTGCATCGAGGAGCCGTCCCACGCCACCGCGACAATCTTCTCGGTGCGCTTGGGTTTCATCGTGGGATTGTTGGGATAAAGTTCAGCCGTGCGCTGCTGAACGTGTCTCAGACAAATATTCGCGACATAACGATCGTCTCTGACGAGATTGTCTTTGACAAAATCCGGCCATTGTCTGCCCTCGGTGAAACTCATGTTTTCACGCATCCGCCGAAACGCCGGTTCGAAGTGCTCTTTGCTTTCGCGGACGCGTTGGCCCCAATCCTCGACCAGCTTGCGGCGCGGCTCATCGACATCAGGCCGGTCGCGCTGGACCATTTTCTGCTGCGCAGGAGCTGCTGGCGCGGGCGCTGTTGGCATGGACTGCCCCATGCCGTTTCCCGGCATCAACCCGAAATTCATCATGTCGCTCATCAGCGAGGACGGGGGTGTTCCGCCCAACGGGGAAGACATCACCAGCCTCCGCTTCCGTAACCGAGACGCACGGAGCGCTCAGCGTCTTTGCGCTGGCGCAGAAGAAAACCGAACGTGTTCTCTTCGAAATCCTTGTCTTTGGCCTTGTCGCGGTAGGACGCACCGACTTGCAGCGTCAGACCAAGACCGATGTAGGCGAGCGCATCGACAAAATCGTCATGCGTGTCGTGGGGAAATCTCAGGAGCTGATCGCGCGCCATCGGCCACCAAGGCGCGCGTTCGGGGAATCTTAGTTTTCCCATGCTCATGCGGCCCTGGATCGACTGCGCTCTTGTCTGCTTGTCTGCGATCGGCTGCATCTCGATGAGAGAACAGTAGGTCGAAGTCTCCAGCATCCGCTTTCTAAGGAACGGCCCGATCGATTTGCTGATATGGCTGCGCTCGGCCCACCAGAACATCGGATGATGGGCGCGCATCATGCGCAACATAGATTCGACCGTCTGCTCGGAGGTCATGTTGCGCCAGATGAGATCGGGCAGAACCCAGATCACATCGTCCTTGTCGATGCCCACGACAAGCAGACAAGTCTTGTCTGCATACTGCTTGAGACTGACCGCGTGATCTGAAGCCGCATAACATCGAAGATTGTCCGGTAATTCATTAGGCTTGTACGTATGCAGCCATTTGATGCTGAAAAACGTGCCGCCGGTCGGGCTGGGACGGCCCTGATAAAGGGCGGAAAACCCCCGCGCATCGAGGCGCTGCTTGGAAAGGAGAAACGTGCGCCCGAACCGCCCCGGCCACAGGGGATCGCCTTCGTCGCGGCCCAAGGGATCGACATCCTTGCCGAACGACAGAGCGGGAAGATCGATGATCTTCCACTCTTTCGCTTCCTCGGGATCGTAATGCGAGTTCGCCGGATCAGTGAGACGCCCGACGAGATCGTCTTGGTGCCAGCGGGTTTGAATAAGCAAAATGCGCCCGGTTTCGTCCATCAAGCGGGTCGCGATCACCTGAGAGAACCACGTCCACAGCGTGTCCCGAATGGTCGGACTGTCGGCTTCCTGACGATCCTTGAGCGGATCATCGATGACAAGAAAATCGCCGCCGCGCCCGGTCGTCGTGCCGCCGCGACCGACGAACGCGAGAATGCCGCCTTTGTTGGTTTCGAGGCGGTCCGATGCCTGGCTGTCGTCTTTGAGTACGACTTCGGGGAAAACTTGTCTGAAAGCAGGCGACAGCATGATGTCGCGCACGGCACGACCGATGTCCTGCGAGAATTTCTCGTTATAAGTGCCGAAGATCAGGGATTTGTGTGGATTGCGCCCCGAGACCCAGGCGATGAATTTCTTCGACGCGAGTTCTGTTTTGCCGTGGCGCGGGCCGATCTGAATGATCAGCTTGCGATAGCGCCCGGCCTCCAGCTCCTCCAGCGCCGCCGCCATGACTTCATGGAATTTCTGCGCGTCATAGCGGGAATAATCGGGATCGTCGGCATGATCGGGGGTCGGCATCATCAAGCGCGTGAAAGGCAAAAGCCTCTCACGCGCGTCGATGCACGCAATTAACCGCTTGAGAACGAGTTCGTAACGAAGCTCATCCTTGTTCATTCTTATGACGTGGGGCGCTCGTGGCTGAGCTGGATTTTTGGTCTTTCTTTTCGGGCGTTTCGCCTTGGTTGAAGGTCGGGGTGCTGCCCGGGATCGGCGTCGTCGCCGGATCGTTCTTGGGTGGTTTGGGCGGATTTGTCCCCGGAGGATTCGCGCCCTCTTTCCAATCCGGGACAGGATTTGCCGCAGCATCGAAATCGGGATGCTGCGCCTGATAGCCTTGCTTGCCCGGAGGCGCATCGACAGTCGGTGTCGCAGGCTTCGAGGAATGGTTCGGTTGAGTGGTCATTGCATGACTCCCGTCTTGAGTTCGCTTTCGAGCGCGCCCTTGAGTTTCACGAACAGATCGAGATGCGTCTCGATCGAGCCCTTCGCCACGGAGCCCAGAACCATGTTCCATTCCGCCAGCGTCAAGGCAGGGCGCAACACCGCCGCGCCATTGGGCGCGGCGGTGGCAACGTTGGGCGCGTGATAATCGTCGCGGTCCATCTTCATCGGCGCTTGGAAGGCGTGACATGGGCGTCAGCCGGAACGCCGATCACGGCCCAGCCGTAATCCTCGGCCCACACCGTGTGCCAAGACATCTTGCCCAGCGGGCCGGTTGGGGGCTGTTCCCCGGGCGGCGGTTCGGGCGGCAGCACGATAGGATGCTCCGGGTGCAGATCAACAGGCGGATAATAAATCGGATGCGCAGGCACGCCCGGAGGCGGATAAGCAATCGGATGTTCCGGCGTTCCCGGAGGCGGATTATAGATGGGATGGGCAGGCATGCCCGGAGGCGGAACGACGATCGGATGGGCAGGCACGCCCGGGGGCGGGATGACGATCGGATGGGCAGGCACGCCGGGATCGCCGGTCAAGGGCGTAATCAGAGCGAGGTATGGCTGCATAAGGGGTTCTCCTTGTCGAAAGGGGTTTACTTTTTGCGCTGCGACTTCACTCTGCGGGCCTCGGATAGCGCAATAGCAACGGCTTGTTTGCGGTTGGTGACTTTGCCGCCGCTGCTCGATTTGAGCTGACCCGTCTTGTATTCGTGCATGACGGTTCGGACTTTTGCTTTCTGCCGTGGACTTGGCATGATGTATTTTCCTTTCAGTCGCAAAGGACGATTTCGACGCGGCGGGGGCATTCGCCGCTACGGCATTGCGCCGAAGCCTCTTCGGGAGTGTTCCACACAAACGCGCCATCCTCCGCCGCGCTGGCGTTTTCACCGTTCCAGACGATGTATCCGCAAGACCATCGCAATTGCGATTGCGCATTTATCTTTCCCGGAGCGATTTCGATCATGGGACGACTACTCCTTCCAATGCTCGGACGCGCGCCCGCAGCTCGCGCACCTGATCCCACAGCACCGGCACCAGCCAGGACATATCCAAGCCCCAAATACGATAATCGGGCGTGCCAAATTCCGCGTCGGGCGAACCGACACGCACCGCGCCGGGAAGAACATCGCCCAGAGCAGCGTGCGCTTCCTGCGCGAAGAAACCGAAATCTTCCATCTCGGTTTCGTTCCAGACAAAGGAATGCGTCTTGAGCGCG